GAACTCCGCCAGCAGAGCGGGCGCCAGTGCAGACGGCGCAAGTCGAATGAGCTCACTCGCAAGGGATCCCAAATGGGGGGCAAAGGTATCGGATGTTGACTTTCCGATTTGCCGGACCCTGGGTCCTTCTTCCTCAGAGACAGAGCGCTTCTGCGCCGTGAGGAGGCCGCTGTTCACATAGCGGACGAGTTTGAAATCTATTCGCATACCACGGTGCAGCGACTGCACGGTGGTTGGATCGCGTTCCAGTACTTCGGGAGGAAGTCTCTCACCAGGTTTCACCGTCGGTGACCGCAGACGTTGATACATGGTAGAGTTGACTTCAGCAAACTCCCGAGAGAAGAAGTACTTGCCAATAGATGGTTTGAGCCCAACGAACGAGGCGATCCGCTGCCACGCGTCGTGACCAACACGCGAGCAACGGAAAAGGCAATCATCGCCATTGATCAGTAGCGGTAGTCCACGCAACGATCGATGTTCGTTCTTGTCGAGTTCCAGGGCCCAGTGACACACAACCAGGTTTGCAATGCAAAGCACCGGAAATGAGATCACTGAGCCCATTAGCTGTCCCCAGCGCTGAGGAAGGAGCTTGTCCTCCCAGAGGATGTGGTTTCCAGTAAGAGAAGCAAGGAAGAGCTTCCGAGTGATAGGGTCGATTTCACACTCGTCGCAAATAGCATTCGCGATCATTTCACTGAACCACGGGGCGAGACCGTCCGTCGCCGCTTCGTAATCCCCTGAGAGGTACGCCTCGTACTCGCCCAAACCTGCCTTAAGCTGCCGCTGCAGCATCTCATCGGTAACCACCGGGTTGTCCAAGAGCGTGAAGATATCACTATCATGCTCCGCGATTGTCTTTCGCATGAAGTCTTGCAAAGGCTTCAGGACGTAACCCAGGTCGGCCCGACCTTGAGTGATGATCCTAACCTTGTTCGGCTCCTTGAGCGCCTGTGGCTTCACCGGCGAAAAGGGAACCGATCGATCATCGGGCAGGGGTATTGGCCTCTCGGCATCACGTGTAAGGAGAGGGACCGTAAGGCGCGGATCGCGCTCAGACTCGTCCCCAGCAAACTCCTTCTGGATGTCCGTGATAGCGGATTGCATTTGTGATGTCGTCGATTCGACAGTCACACCGCTTGTGGCCTCTACTCGTAGCCGAACAAACAGCTCTCGATGTCGCTTCTCGAGCTCTGAATAGTCGGCCACGTAGGCGTTCCGTGGGGCTCCAATGCCCTCCTCAGACTTAGCCAGCCTAAATCGCACACCAGGTCTAGCGCGCACCTCCTCCTTCGCGAAGGCGAAGGTCTCCGATTCCATGCGGTACGGGATCACGGGGTCAAGATCCACGGTCACGGGCTCTGCAGGAAGCAGGGAGCCCGGCGTGGTGAGACCCAATGATTT